TTTCCTCAAACTTGCTTATCCCATCTTCATCGCAATATTGGATGAACTGATTGTTAAATACCTTTTTAAACAGGTTCCACAATATCTTAAATTCGGGTTCTTCACTTTCCATTATCCGTCTAATTTCCCTGTATTCCTGCATAAAATCAGGAAGATACGACAGAAGATTTACGTTAATATTTTCTAAAATCGTCATACTGTAATACCTCCCCATACAGGAATCTGAAATTCAGTCAACTGCAGGTTGTTGGAACTTCCATTTATTGTAGTGTTCTGAATATCTAAAATACCGTTTATGTCGAGAATTTTTGCTTCTATTCTTGACACCCTTACGACTAGATTATTGCTTACTTTTTCATTTTTCAATGACCAATTTTTTCTGAGTTCCAGTAAATAATTTTTTATAACTTCCTCAACTTTCAATTTTACAAGTGCCCACGTGAAGTTAGGTTCAAAAGAAATAGTCGTTGTTATATTCACAGGAACGTTTGATGTTCCCTGAACTGTTACAATGTGTCCTATTGGAGCAACACCTAGTCCTTGTGCATCTTTTGTCGGATCTATAATATCTTGTACCTTTTTAATCAAAGTTTGGCTTGCCTGATTAAAGTCGCTGTCCAATATAGTTAATAGGACAGTTCCACCACCGTTCCAGACTGGAGTTACCTTGACAGCTCCGACACCTTCTATCTCGTGTACTTTCAGCTTGTAATCAGAAATATTTCCGCCATAAGCCTTCATGTTAAAGCTGTCGAAATATCTTTTTCTAAGTGCCTCCGTTTCTTCTTCATCCCGAGCTGGGATTAAAAGCTCTGTAATTTCAGCACGTCCTAAACTGTTTATATAGTCAATCGGAATTATCTTACCAGTTTTTGCATTCCCAACCCTTCCTGAACTTTCGCACTCCAGTTCATATTCATAAAGGTTTGTAGCGGTATTGTGCTGGATAAATTTTACTGCCGTATAATTCAGCTCTTCCAAACTGAAACGGCTCCCTAAAGGTATCTCAATATCGAAAATACCTTTTAATACTGCCCTGCTTGCCTTGTATGGAGATATTCCACGTTCAGAAGCTCTACGTATTAAATTTTCTCTACTTGCGGTATCTCCAAATGTTTCCTTTATAAAATCCTGAAGCACAAAATACATGCTTTCCAGCTCCATTGCAGCTGGTGCCAAGGCATCCCATATTACAGACCCTTCTCGCTTATCCAAGCTGTTCGGAATCCTTGCAAGCATTCTTTCCATTATTTTTTCATAAGACACAACTTCAAACATATTACCCTCCTTCCTTAGATTATTGTTACCGCCAATCCGTTATCAATTTGAATTTTCCCAAATATTGTTTCAGCAATAAATTTTTTTATCAACACTGTACCTCTCTCACTTTCGGTATCAAACTCAAAACCATGTACTGCCGTTATCCTGTTATCCTGTAACAATGCTTCAGATATTCGACGCTCAAGTTCTACAACACAGTACTCAACAGGCATGCCAAACAGGTCTTCAAGTTCAATTCCATAATTCCATGAATAGATAATGTATTTGTATCGTTCCGTACGTATTATTTTATAGATTGCCTGCTCCATAGCCTTTTGACTGTCAACAAATCCTAAAATATAGTTACCTTTGTAAAGTTCCATTTTATAAGTTTTCGTTGGTTGTTCTTTCACGGTTATATCCGCACTCGTTTTAATTTTTGGTATCATAGCCACTCACCTTCTGTCTGAGGGTCGTCAATTCTGTCCAGTACGATAAATTTCTGTCCGCCTTGCTGTCTTATTAAAAGCACACCCTCTCCAACTTTTAAACCGTTATGAACTGTTATTTTCTTACGCCCTTTGTACTCGTGCTTATGTTTTTTTATATCAGTCATTGCACCTTCAATAATTTGCGTTTCTTCAGTGGAATGTCCAACAGTAATGTCTACTTCATAATCTTTTACAAGATGTGTCAAAATTAACTCATCTTCTTCAATAACGGGTACATTTATGTCAAGTCTTACAGTAAGTGGGTTGACACTTTCAACTTTTCCTGCATAGATTTCAGAAGGCTTAGTGTACTCAACTGCATTACTTATCATTTGTGTCAGTGCTTGTTCTAATTTCGCCATTGTGTCCTTCCTCCTTGCCTATTTTCCCTTCCAAGTCTAAATCCATAAAATATTCCTTGAATCCAAATTTATGTGTAACTTTGTCAACTAGCATATAATTTGCAAGTTTAAATTCAGCAACATCCATATAAACAATAAAAGAAGATCCGCCACGAATTCTTACATCACCAAATATCCCCTTCAGCTTTAATGTTTTTGTTCTCTGATTGTAATATTTAAGCATTTTATTCGCACGTTCTCTTCTTTCAGCTTCTGTTGCATTGCTCCTGTTTACTTTCTCAAAATACTGTAAAAGTCCCCATTTAGTAATGTTCTCGCTATCAAAAACTTGATATTTCTCAAGCTTTTTCTCTTTGTCGTTTACATAGTCAAGCACTACCTGATTATATGTTTCTTTGTCAATACTGCTTTCAAAGTCAAAATCTTTTCCGGAAGTGTTATCAAAAATCAAATCTTTTATTTTAAGGCTTTCAGTTTCCTTTAAAGTCAATTTCCCATAATCATCGTAAATCACATATCTTTTATTCGTGAATCTCAAAGTGTCACTTAATGCTCCTTGAATCATGTCAATCAAAGTTGTTCCGTCCTCACGTCTTTTCTCGAATACATGTTTTGTATCTTCAATTTCTCCAAGCGTGAGCTTAAAGTCTGCTGCTATCATCTGTACGATTTCGCTTGCTTTCTTGCTCTTAAACACATAATAGGCTTTGCTTTTCAAATATCTCAGCTGATCATACGCTGTTATTGTTACAATATTATTCTTTCCAAGTTTTCTAGTAAAGACATACCCTAAAAACACATTTTGCCCTTGATACTTTAAACTTACCTGATCGCCTTCTTGGACTTTTTCATCGAAAATCATTTTAAATGTAAGTTTCCCTGGTGTAGCTTTTCTTTCTAAAGACAACTCAATGCCGTCTATAACAACTGGCGAGATTATAGTTTTAGTGCTTTGGCTTGCCACTATCAGCTCAATATCCTTTTCCATGTCATAGCTTTCTTCATTCGGCTTTGACATAAAGGATTTTATTTTATTTTTTATATCCTCAAGCATCTCTACCACAACCTTAATTTATCTGTTACAAATCCAGTTAAGGAAGAAATCCCATTTATTTCCATAACCGTTTCAAGCTGGTCAAGTCCACCAGTTTCACGCCTTATAACCTGCCATATTTTGTCGCCATACTTCATTTCCTTTATCCTGCTTTCAACTTTATCTGTCCATCTCTGGTTTTGCGTGCTGACAGTTCCGTCTGCATTCGCTACATATTGTTTTGGCCGTGGGTCTATAAACTCTTTCAGTTTAATTTCCACATACATATCCATACCTTCCTCAGCATTTTCTTCAACAGAAAAATCTTCAAGCGACACTTTCAGGTTTGTGTTGAAATAAGCCTGTGCGGAATTTGGGTAAGTTCTGATTACAATTAACTGAAACGGCTTTGCCCTTTTCTTCAGGTTCTTTAACTTATTTAAAAAGTAGCTTGGTTTTTGGTAAACGCCTAAGTATCTTGCAAATGGGTAACGCTGGGAAGGAAGCATAAATTTAAAACTTATTTCTTGCAGTCCTTCCTGTTTTAACATATTAAACTCCGCGTCATTTATTAGATTGACAATGCTGTTCATGTTTTTATGTGTAATGTTGACAGATGAAGGTGCAATAGGCAAAAGCACCTTGTCAATATAGAAAATATATCCCTGTGTTCTCATTAGTCGCTATGCACCCCTTCCGCTCCAGTGTAGACATGTTCCGCAAGCCTTTCACCAAGTGCGTCAATGAAATCATCTGCGTCTGCCCGCTCTGAAATATTGTTGTAATTTGTCATATCTATTTTTATTTCTGCAGTCGTGAATTTATTTACGTATTCCCTTTCTGCAATGTCTCTTAGATATTTCATATCCTCATTCATGTCATCCATTTTATCGGCCATTTTACCTGTGTTGTCTGCTGTCTTTTTGTTGTTGGGGTCTTTTCCACCCCCGCCACCTTTTCCGCCTTTTCCTTTATCTCCACCTGCTCCTTTGTCTCCAGGTAAATTTTTCCCCATATTCATCAGTTCATCTTTACCCTTGTTAAATCCATCAGTTATCCCTTTAATGCCTTTCCTTGTGGCGTTTTTACCATCATCAAAGGCTCCTCCTAAATCAGTAAGTTTGGTAGAGGTTAGCTTCCCGGCACCATTCATGACACCTTCCATTAGACCTGAAGCATCTGCATAACCTGCATATCCAAATTTCGGTGCCTGCTTTTGTGCCACTTTCACTCCATTAGCATCCCCATAAGCCATAGCTTGAATGTGTTGAGCTGGGGTAAATGAAGCACCACCTCCTCCACCCACTCTGCCAAGACTTATTTGAAGAGCTCCACCGTTTGAGAAATGGGTACCGATAACAGAATCCACAACTTTACCGATTTCATTTAATCCCCGCAAAAATCCATTGACGAAATTCTCAACCATTCTTGCAAGTGAATTTATCGCATTGGCAAAAGCGTTGTGGAATCCATTCGCAACAGTTACCGCTGCTCTACCTATAGCGTTATATCCATCTATAAAGCCGTTTGCAACTCCAACAAAGAAATTGTAAATACCTTTAAGGATATTACTTATAGTTACTTTTAACCAAACCCAGACTACTGCCGCACTGTTAGTCATCCAGTACCAGCCTTGCAAAAGTGCGTTCACAAGCCAAACTCCTGCATTCCATATTCCTATGAATACGTTTACTATCAATGTACCCAGTCCTATGAATGCAAGTATAACCACTGATACAAAAATCACTATTATATCCCATAGAATTATAAAAATATTGCTAACTAAAGCGGCAAACCAATAAAACATTCCACCTACTGTTTCTAATGCACTTTGAGTCCCTGTTGCCCATTGAGTTATGGCTACTGCCGCCCACAGTATTAAAACTATAAGGCCGATTATAACTGCCGCTAGCCAAGTTCCCGGGAAGGCCCATATTGCTGAATTAAGTGTCGTTTGTGCAGCAGCCAACCCTTCAGTAGCAACAATTGCCGCATACTCTGTCGCAATCTGCCACAATAAAGCAATACACTGGGCTATTGTAGCCATAGTAGACCAAACTGACGCTAATGCTGCAATGGCTTGAACTGCTCCGTACCATAATAATGCCGCTGTAACTCCGTAAATAACTGGACTTAATGCCTGCCAGTTATCGGCTATAAATTTACCTGTCATAGCAATTCCGTCAACTATCCCATTGACCACTGCCTTTAATCCTATGAATCCAATTTTCATATTAGTTATAAAGGATTGAAAAGCCTGAGAATTAGCTAGCTGATTTATCTTTTTGAGTATGCCGTCCATCTCTCGCAAGGCAAAGTTTTTAGCTTGTGTCCAAATATCCGACCAAGTGAGAGGTAGAGTCCTGAATTTGGCATTTATATCATCTCCAGCACTAAACAAAGCATTTTTTATTATGTCCGCTGTTATTTGCCCTTCTGCTCCAAGTTTTTTTAATTCCCCAACTGAAACATTCATGTGCTTGGCTATGGCTTGTGCTACCATTGGGGCATTTTCCATTACTGAACGGAATTCATCCCCTTGAAGTTTTCCTGCTGCCATTGCCTGTGTCAGCTGGTACATTGCACTTGTTGCTTCCACTGCATCCGCTCCTGATACCTTAAATGCTTTCTGCATAAGGTTGGTAAATTGAACAATTTCATCAGTATTGTTAAAAGCGTCCTTAGCAAGCAGTCCTAGTTTTGCTACCTGATTCATACTATCTGTATATGCCACTCTTGCATCATTTGCTGACTGGTAAATCTGTTCCTTCAGCTGTTCAGGTGCGTCCGTTATCAAGTTAAGCCTTGCTGTTATCTGTGCATTCTGATCCGATGCCTGAAGCAATTGCTTTGCTCCCATAACTCCTGCTATCGCTGTCCCCACTTGCATCATTTTTTTCTGTATTGCATCAACAATTCCCGGCGTCTTGCTCAGATTGTCATTCAGCCCTTTGCTGTCGCCTTTCATTTTCTGCAGTTCATTCTCCGCCAGTGCCAACTGCTGTCTTGCAGTTGATAAATTAGCAGTGTTGATGTTCATGGATTTTCCATCAAGACTGGATAGGCTGTTTACTGTTGCACTTATAGCGTTGTTTATTGCTGTAAATGTTTGCGTCATTCTGTCATTTAAAACTATGCTGTTCTGAATTGTAGCCATTTTTCACACCTCCTAACGCCTTTTACGGCCAGCCTTTCTTTTAGCTTCTTTCTCAGCCTCTTTCTCTTTTTTTATTTTTATGTCAATGCAGGCCATAATGAATGCTTTCTCATAAATGTCCATTTCAGCAAATTCACTTGGCCTTATTTTCAGTTTATGCAGGCAATAGTAAGCATAGTTATACTCTGCCACATTTGCCTCAATTAGTTTTTTACTTCATCTTTGATATCCTCTACATTAAGATCCCATCCGTTTATTTTTTGGACTTCCTGAAGCAAAGCTGTATACTCTCCTGGAAGCAGCATCGCATTTATCAGTTCTCTTGAGTCCATTACTCCCCAAGAATCCTGCAACTCCTTGTCATCCAAATCTGGATAAACTAATGATTTTAAAACTAAATCAACGAAGTATTTCTGCTGGTCTAGTTCTGGAACAATTACTCCTTTAGCCTTTTTAACCTGTCTTGTATTCTGCTTTCTTAGTGCATCATCCATTTCATTTGAGATTGACTTTATCTCAAATTTAACAGTATTTCCTGTGTCATCTTTAAATCTTTTTGACACTTCCACTTCCTGATTCTCCACAGGAATTGTATTCTGTTTTAAAAAAAACTTTAAATCTTTCATTCTTAATTATCCTCCTAAATTTATTTGAAAACAGGGAGCCTAAAACTCCCCAAAAACTATCCTTTAATCTAAAAAATATGTTACAAAAAGTACCCTTATAGGTTCATACCGTCAAGAGCATCAAATTTATCCATAAGTTTCCAGTCCTCAAATGTGAAGTCGAACTCGTCTTCAAGATAGTCTGCATCCGCATCAAACTGTGCTATTATCCCACCGTCAAGATTGCAGTCAATCAGCATTATGGTCTGTTTCCCTACACTCGAAGTTGGATCTTCATTTACAAGCTGCATATCAAAGTAAATATCCTTACCTGTTCTTGTGTACTCCTGCAATATTTCTCTAAATACAGATGTGTTAAAATGGAAAGTTGCACTTCCAGTACCTTTCCATCCTGCCGCCTTGTTTCCTTTTCCAGTTTTACCCAGGATTGGAACTTCAACTTTATTCTTTTCCATTTCTGCCTTAACATTTATAGCCTGCATAAAGTTATATCTTTTATTCCCAACTGTGACAAAGCATTTGGCAAGACTTCCAGATATGGCGTCCTTTCCTTTCATTATCGCTGTATCGCTCATCTATTCTCACACTCCCTCATCTAAATTATTGTACAATTACGTTCATATAAAGTTTTTCCATTGCCACGACAGGTTTAATATTAGTTGTAACCAATACACTTTCCTTGGTTTCTCCTTCAACAACCGTAATATCTGTTTCTCCATTGAAGTCTTTTATTGCTCTCAAGTCTTCTAATGTTTCGTGGTGTTTTGAAATATCACGTTTCAGGTCATTTCTATCATATTCAGTATTGTTTGACGAACCCAAATAAGTTTTATTAAATATTGTTGCCACATCAATAGCAATCTGATCTAAAGTTCTCATTACTTGAGCGAACGAGAAATCTCTATTTTTTCTTTTTATGAAAGAAACAAAAGAGTTAATGTCTTTCAAAACTCTTATTTCATCTCCAGTCTTGTGAAAAATGAAATATCCAGCTTTTACAGCCAGTTCTAGTTCTGTCTGTGTTTCTTCTACTTCAAGTTTGAAATCCCCATTGTATTTATAGTTTGTCAAACTTCTATTAACAGCACAGTATGCTTCTGCTCCACCAACCCAGTACACCGCTGAATTTTCAGGAAAATCAGAATCCAGCGTCTTAGTTTTAACATTAATCACACCTTCGTAATCCGGGTCATCAGCACGGTAGACCACACATACAAACTTAGCACCAACTTTATCCCTCATTCTTTTTGTATACTGCACATACAAGTCCTTTATAGTCTTCTCGTTTGAAGTGCAGACTAGAACATTGATAAAATATTTGTCAATCTTATCTAAAAATTTCTGATGTGATGCTCCAGTCACAGTTCCATTCGTTCCACCTGTCATAGGTGTTCCTGCTGTTGCTGTAAGAGTTGCATCTGATTTAAAAATTATAAAGTCATTGTTCTTTAAATCCTTTGCAGCCGCAACTGTCTGAACGTCCACCTTTTCAGATTCAACAAAAGTTGTAACATCAAACAGGGAAGCATTGTCAACGTTTGCCTGAATAGATATCTTAATATCATTCCCTCTTTCCCCTGTGTATTTTGCAGTTCCAAAAGTGTTTGACGCTTTAACTCCGCCTGTATTCAGTTTAAAAACATAACCAGTTTGAGCGTGCTTATAGAAATCTCTCAACCCTTTTAATTTGTCACTGTCATAAGAATGTCCAAAGTATTTTGTTGAATTTTCAATAAAATCTCCGTTTTCCACCTTGAAAATTTCTTCATCAGCACCCCAGTCAAGCTCAACTCCAATTGCGGCATATCCTCTATCCGAGAATACAAGTTCTGCTCTTTCCTTGCTTACAAAATTGATATATGTACCTGGCAAAACTTTATTCTGTACTAGCCAAGTACCTCCACCATACGCCATTATTTAACCTCCTTACCTAAAAAATCCTCTAATTTTTTATCGACATCTGATGACGTATATTCCTTGTCATCTTCCAATAAAACATTTAATATATCGGCTCTATTTTTGTATTTATCAGATCCTATAATCTGACTTTTTACAAATTTAGTTTCATCTGATTTATTTTCAGTGTTTTCTTTTTTTGCTTGTGTCTTGTTTTCAACAGTATTGTTATCTGCCATTTCAATCCTCCTTCAATCCAGTATTTATTCCAAGTTTTCCCATTTTTGTTTTTTCTCCATCCAGTTTGTAAATGAACATTTCATACGTAACAAAGAAATGCAGTACTTTGTCCTCTTCCCTTGAGTTCCTGTGAGTTCCTCGAACAAGTGTTCCATCGTCGAGTTTTATGTACTCAAGCACAGTATAAAGTTTATCCAGCGTTTCAAATATATCTTGAGCCTTCTTTCTCTCAGGAAAATATACAATGTCAAAAAGATAGCTTCTTAAATACCTGTTTCCAACAATCTGTTTTTCACTAGGATTCAACAAGTCAATAAAAAAGCAAGGCTCTTTAAAACCCTGCTCCAGCTCTTCTCTGTGTACGTCTATCCCTTCAAAATTTTCAGACAGTTTCAACCCTATTGCATTTACAATTTCATTTAGCATCTATCCTCCTAACTTTTTAAGCCATTCAGTAATCTTCTTTTCAATAACAGCTGGAGCTTGCTTTTGCAGTTCACTTTCAGAAATTGTGAGCATAAACTTACCTTTTACCCAAGACTTTTTCAATCTCTTCCCAATAGCAGGAACAAATCTTCCTGGTGTCTGCCTGTGCCCAAATTCGACATAGCTCGCATATTCAGTAGAGTTTGAAACTTCTATTTCGTAATTTCCTCCATTTTTTCTCACATCTGATACAGTCCAGTTTTTTCTTAGAGTTCCGCCTTGTCCACCATATGTTTTAGAGAATGTTTTACCACCTTTTTTGTATGAAACTGTCTTGGTTTTTAAAACTCTAGCTCTGCCTTTCTTATCATATATGGTATCACCTTTTTTTATACCCTTTTTCTTATTGTCTCTCTTATAGGTAGCGATTCCAAAATTAGGGGAGCTCACAGGCGTCCTTTTAATTACTTTACGTAACAATCTCGCAGCCAATTCTTTTATTGTGTCAATCATTAACTGCTCCTTTTCCTTCTCCATCTCTTCAATTATTTTTTTGAACTCCTTCAGCCCATCAAACTGCACCTTTATCTTTGAACTTGCCATTATGCCTTCTCCTGTTCTGCTTCAAGTATAATTTCCTGATGATTTGTGTAAACTGCTGATATTCCACTGTGCTTATATTTCCTTGTCACGTTATTTTGAGTAACTTCAATTGTACTTCCCGGAGGAATGTACACTTCTGGAGAGATAAACAGCTTAACAACTTGGGAAACATTAGCCCCCAGTCCTGTCTGTTCTGCTTGGCTGATATTTTTGAAACTTAGACGGCAAGGCTCATTCTTGCATATTTCCACTTTTTCAGAACTTACTATTCCGTACTTGTCTTTTGATTTCTTATTTTCAAAAGCAGTACACAGCCCGTCCCACATTGAGTGTATAGCTTCTCTTGCACTTTTTAAAATTTCACTTACCATACTAGCCTCCTGTACTTGAGTATCTCGCTTTCTCCATAAGCTAAAAGCGTTGATAAAAATACTTCAAATTTATCTCCTGTGGTCTTACTGTCCTCAAAGACTATTTTAGTTTCTCCTTCACTTATCTCTTTTGCTATTCGGTTAAAGTTTAATCCCGGAATATTAAGCTGATTTAACTTCAATTTGAAGTTCAAAAACTCAGCCGCACTTCTGTTTATCCAGACATATTTTAATCCTTCAGGAACTTTCTTTTGGTTAGTTTTATTACAGATGTAATACTTTACTGTCTGAATAGAGTTATCCAATAAAAATAAGTCGCCATCTACAACTTCATAGCCTAGCGACTTTAAATATTTTTTAACATCTTCCCTGATGTCTGTGATATAATCCATGGCTACCACCTATTTTTTAGTTTTCTTAGTTTTTTCTTCAGAATCAATGCTTTCTTCGTCTACTTTGTATCCGTGATCCCTAAACCACTCAATCAAATACAGGTTATCTGTTTCTCCAACTCCATTTACAAAAGTTACTCCAGCACTGCTTCCTGAATATTCTTCATTTGGTGCATATATTTTAAAAGCCATACAAAATCCTCCTATTTAACCTTGATTTTTCTGAAAATTCCTGCAGCTTTCGTAGCTTTCAATGCAACTGCCGCAACCATTTCCACTTCTCCTGTTTTTACTGCACCAGCCGTTTTATAGTCAGGTAGCCACGATTTGATTAAAGCGTTTCCTGTAGGTGCAACTCCGTGAAATCCATCCATACCAAATCTTACAGCGTATAAAGAAGTTTCCCCTTGTCCATTTATTGTTGAAACTGGATCATTAGTCCCTGCTTTAGTTCCCAAGTCAACAAATGGGATTGCTCCGTATCTCTCAACCTGCTGTCCAAATTCATTCATTGTAACAGTGTATTGGGCTGAACGTCTTGCACAGGCTCTTAATCTGGCAATCAGTTTTGTATTTCCAGCTAACATTGATGGCGTTCCATCTAGCCCCATCAAAAACTCATCTAACAAGTCTAAAAACAGTTTGTAGTTTGTGTCTACCGCTGCCGAGTCTGATAAGTCAATTGCTGCCGTTGGGATAAATTCAGTTGTACTTCCTGTAACTGCTTTTTCTAGTCCATCAAACGCTTTCGCATTTACTCCTGAATCCCCATTGATAACTGTGTCATTAAATAACGCTGACGCCGCTTTAATTTTTTGAGTCATTTGCAGTTGAACTTCTGAAACAATTCCACCCATATCTGCAATAATTCTATCAATCTGGAATGATCCCCCAAAGATTTTCAAGTCTACATTGTGTCTTTCTTTAGAAACTTCCGCAGGTGTGTATTCCTGATTGACTTCCCTAAAGTCAGCAGTTGGTTGAGTTTTCAACCTCGTATAACCATAAGTCATTGTAGTTCCTCCACCAGTAGGCGATACCACGTTGTCAAACGGTATGTTACTCATAATAAAATTACTTTTTGCAAATTCATCAATTACTCCAATCTGCAAATCATCCTGTACGTTCTTTTTAGCTTCTGCTAATGTTATTGGCATATAAGCCACCTCCTATTATTCATTTTTATTTACCATCAGTCTTGCCATTATGGCGTCTCCTAATGATTTTGTTTGGTTTGCACCTTCTGTACCTGTATTCCCTTCTCCAGGTTTAACTCCTGAAAAGTTAGGCTCTTTCGGTTTTGATTCTGCCGGTTTAAATAGCATCTTGCTATCTTCAGCAGTTTTCAATGCTTCTAACTGCTCATCAATACCAATCAGAACTTCACCATCTAGTTTAATTTTACCCATATCAAGCAAAGCCTTAACCGCTTTAGTATTAATTGCATTTGAACTAAGCAGCGTAGTGTCAATTGCACTTTCCAATTTAAATTTAGCAAGTTCAGCTTCAAAATTATCTTTTGCCGCCTTATTGTCCCTTTGCAAATTTTCAATAGTCTGTTTCATTGTTTCCACATCTCCAGAACTATTCTTTAAATTTTCAAGCTGCACATCTCTGTCCTTCAAATCCTTTTCCAGCTGTTTTTTGGTATTATTTACCTCATCAAATCTTGATTTTGGAATAAACCCTTTCAACTGTTCCGTATTTGCTGACAGCACCTTTTCTGCCTGCTCTTCTGACAGACCTAAATTTAACAAATCTTCTTTGTTCATAATCTATTCACTCCCATTCATTTTTTACGTTGTATGCCAACGAGATTATTTTTCCGATTTGTTCTTTTACGCCTACAAATTCTAAAAAGGCGATTGATTTTTTAATTTTTCAAGATATACTTATATTATCCTTTAAAGAAAGTAGGTGAATAAAATGGGAAAAGACCAACATGTTACTCCTAAAGATGGTAAATGGCAAGTCAAAGGAGAAGGCAATGATAAAGCAACTAAAACCTTCGGTACTCAGAAAGATGCTATTGATTACGCTAAGGCAATAGCTAAAAATCAAAAATCTGAGGTTGTCATCCATGGTAAAGATGGTAAAATTCGAGATAAAGACAGTTATGGAAATGATCCATGTCCTCCTAAAGACAAAAAGCACTAATCTTTAAATTTTATTTTTACCACTATTTTGGAATTGGCGGTACTCACATTGCTATTAATGATTACTGCCAATTCTTTATTATTTTCCGTATCAAACACCGTTATCTTTTCAATGTCGTCTTTTATAATATTACTTTTTTCATTCATTATCTCACCTCCTCAAACGCCAGTATCAG